GAGCCTGTGCAGATGGCGACGACGCATGGGATGTTCAATGCGAGTACGCGACGATCCCGTCAAGTTCGTTGAAGGAAATGCTGCGAGTTGCAAAGGGGGTGAGTGACGACGTTAAAGAGAGGTGGCTCCATGACGCTGCAACGCTCAGTTTCTCTGACTTCAAAAAACGGGTCGATGAAGCCACGGGGAAGGAGCAACATGAGTGCGGGCCGTGGGAGGAAGCGAAAGCGTGGAAGTGTAAGTCGTGCGGAAAAATCCGAGCGAAAACGCCTGACGGGGGTGCTGGATGACCTTGCGAGGAGATTATGCAAGATCCGAGATAGGGGCCTATGTAGAAAGTGCGGCAAGGCGGGCTTGGAATGTCATCATATCCATAGCCGTCGTCATGCTTCTATCCGCTTTAATTTGCTTAATCTTCTATCCCTGTGTCCTGTATGTCATCGCTTTATGCACGATGATCCTGTGTCGGCTCGTGATTGGATTGCTATGGAAATTGGTGCTGAAAATCTTGATTTACTGGATCGGGCGAGGAACTGGCCGGAGCTGACGCTGGGCGAAATGGATGCGTTAGTGACGATATACCGCAACCGCCTCAAGGGTACGATTCAGAATATGCCTTAAAACGCGTTTAAACGGCTCAGGACGCGAGATCGTCCCCCAAACGGGTCCAAGCATCGTGCGAAACGAAATTTCGCGCTTCTGAGGCCTGATTTTCGATTCCTCGCAAATTTTTTAAAGTTCTACGACACGGTGGCAAGGTGAATGGCGCAAGCGAAAGTTGGCAATATGTAATGATAACAAGTAGTTACATATCAAGTGCCGATATGGCTTATTGACAGGATTGAGAAAATCTGCTAGGAATACGGACAGTTATGCAGTAACGTAAGGTTTGCCGACAGTCCAAAATTTTGGAATGCAAGCCCATGACCGGCGGCGGGCCCCTAAAGACCAGACCGCGCAGCGACAACAGGCATGGGCATTATCGCACTAGGTTAACCCCTCGGCCTGGTGCAAGGCAATAACGCCTACTGGCGCGATATACAGGAGACAGCGGGCACGTCACGGGCCGATGCCATCATACGCCGAGGCATGAGATCGACGCTCTCTGTCGATTTTAGGCGTGTTCGATTTTTATACAACCAAGCGAAAACTGGATAAATAGTATATAACGCCACGATGTAACGCGCACATGGCAGCGCACAAGGTAACGCCGGTGCAAGTCAATCCATCACGTCCATCGTCAAGACACGGGCGCAACCAGTACCGGGACACTCCCGTTGACAGGCAAGCCATCATAGACACCTACACTCAAGCCCCATCCTTAACTCATACCCAAATCGCCAAACTACACGACTGCGACAGAACTACAGTATCAAAGATATTAAGCAAGTACGCAATAGACCACGCAGAGCTAGAAGAGTTCAAAGCTCATCGCGCTGATATACTGGCGGGATTACAAAGGAAAATTGCTCTCGCCATCACTGACGATGAGATTAAAAAGGCACCCGCGCAAGTCAAAAGTATGATGTTCGGCGTGTTCTACGACAAGGAGAGGTTAGAGCGCGGCCAAGCCACCGACATCACGGTAAATTTCGACGCGGTTAGGGCTATCCAAGAGCGTCGGGCAGAGCTAGAGCGGCGGATTAGGGAGCTCACGGGCGGTGCAAGACCACAAGATATAGTGTTGGACGCCGAGACGGCGGATAATATTCGTGATAACGTAAGTGGCGCAAACAAGGCAGAAGCGAAACTGCCTGAAAATACTAGAGAAAACGAATGTACGTCCGATAACATGCATTATGTAAACTTTCGTGATAGTGTAAGCGGCCATGATGGCGATGCCGGGCAGGTATCGGCAGCGCCCGGGGTCGCTCCCAGGCGCGGGAGGCCCCGCAAGGCCCGGTGACGGGTGGGGAGCGGGAGGGAGAGGTTGAGGCGACGCGTTCCTCTTCCCCGTTTAGTGCGAAATTCTAAAAGGTTATGTACCGGGACAAGGACAGACAGCGTGCTGCTGTACGCGAGGCTACCCGCAGGTGGCGAGGCCGTAAGGGTATCACGCGGGTATCACCGGAAGGTATCACCGAGGTATCACGCGAGGGTATCACGAAGGTATCACTGGACAGGGTATCACATGATCCCGTGATACCCGAGATGCCAGAGGTGTGGGGAGGTCCTGAGGCATGGGAGGCATGGCGCGGGGATGGTCCTTCGGTTTCTAGTGGTCGTCCTGTGAAGTCTGAGTGGATGCGGGCGAAGGAGCGGCAGATGGAGGAGTTTTTGAGGCGGTATGGGAAGAGATAGGCTGTGGTTGATGTGCCCGGGTCATAAGGGAGTGTCTGATGCGTACCGGACGGGATGGGAGCGGATATGGGGGAAGCGTGGCGTGGGACATACGGGGAGTGGAGTGTTGAGCGTTCCGATGAGGCCGGATTCGAGGCGGTTGGAGTATTGGGGCGGGAGTGGATTGGGGAGTGTTCGGGATGCGGGCGTCAGGGACCGCTCGTGAGTTTGGTAGATGGACGGCGGTACTGTATTGAGTGCGTTGGGGGAGGTTGAGCGCCGGGAGTTGGCGTTGTTGCTGGAGGAATGGCGTTCGACGGAGGTGATGTTCGAGGCGGAGGTTGAGAAGGACCCGTTTTATTATTTTCAGCCTTCTAGTGGGGTTTTGGATGAGCACCAGAAGGCGTTTTTGCGGAAGTGGTTGAAGGAGGAGGATGTTCCTGATGTTGTGGACGGTCAGCTGGAGGCTCTGGTTGACGACCATGACATCAACCTGACGGCAGGGGGCAACCAGAGTGGCAAGAGCACCCTAAGTTCTATAGAAGATGCGATAGATATTTGCAAGGTTGTTCCTGTGGCCATGGACGGGATTTACCCGAAGTCGAAGATACCGGAGAAGGTTCCGTTCAGTGTTCGGGTGGTGGGGGTTGACCATACGCAGTTGTTGAATACGGTCATACCTGCGTACCGGAGGTGGATTCCGAGGGGGTACCTGATCAAGGGGTCGTGGGACCACTCGTTTTCGTCGGAGAGAAGGCTTCTGACGTTGCAGAGGGGCCGCAGGGTTTACGGGACGATCGAGTTCATGACGAACCAGATGGAGGTGGAGAAGTTCCAGGGGCCTCCTTTGGACAAGGTGAACTACGACGAGGAGCCGAGGCAGGACATATACAGGGAGAACCTGCTGCGGTTCGTCACTGCGAAGAGGTTGAGGGTAAGGTTCAGGATGACCCCCACGAGGGGGCTGACCTGGGTCAAGAGCGAGATTCTGGACAGGGAGGGGGAGCCGGGGAGCGGTATAAGGTGCTTCAAACTGGCCTCGGTGTGTAATCCGAAGGCGAACATGAAGGTTCTGGAGGGGATTTTAGGGAAACTGGACAGTTACGAGGAGCGCAAGATGCGCCTTCTCGGCTCGTTCGTGTCGCTTTCGGGCCTTGTTTATGGGAACCTGTTTAACCGGAAGGAGCATGTTGTAGAGCCGTTCCCCATTGATTATGAGAATTACGTCGTGTACCGGGGCGGGGACCCGCATCTTGTTAAGCCTTCGGTGTTCGTGGAGGTGGCGGTGGACCGGGAGGGGATCTGCTATGTGATCGGGGTTTACTCCGCCGCGAAGGACACGGCGGAGATCAAGGCGGACCTGGCGGAGCGGGCGAGGACGAGAGGGAAGGACGAAAGAGGCTGGAGACTTGGGCAGACGCGGGTTGACCGCTCGTGCAACTCGACGGTGAAAGTCCTGGGTGACAGGAACATCTTTCTGGAACTGTCGAGGGGGCAGAACGCCATTCCCGCCATGGTGACCTCGGACAAGTTCGTAGGGTCGATTAACGCCGGGGTGGACATCATCAAGCAGATGCTCAAGGAGAGGAAGCTGTTTTTCTTCGATACTCCTGAGGTCTGGACGCTCATCAAGGCGATGGAGAGCCTTGAGCGGGAGATGGGGTCGAACGAGGACCGCAAGGGGATTCGTGACGTGATTGCGGAGGGCCGGTGGGACGCCCACGCGGCCCTTAGATACATATTTCAGGGCCCGGTGAGGTGGATTCCCCCCGTAATGGGGGTTCCCGAGGCGGTTCAGGAGCGGTATATCTAGGTGTGATATGCAGACCGTTACGGAGCGGATCAAGGGCGGGCCGAAGGCCGTTGCGGTGAGGCCCCGCGAGAAAGAACTGGAGATGCTGGCCTCCTTCAAGGAGGAGTCGGAGTCCCTGAAGTCCTCCTACGAGGGCAGGTGGGCGAGAAATCTCAGGCTCTCCTACGGCATCCCTCTGGAGCCCGAAAGCACGACCTCCAAGGTAAGAAACCGCAGCAAGACCTACTTCCGTAAAATTTGGGCGACGAAGAAGAGGCTCGTGGCAAGCCTGTACTCGGCGTTCCTGAGCGACCCGGAAGCGGTGAAAATCGAGGGCCGGGACAAGCTCAACGACTATTTCCGGGCCGGTGTGCTTCAGGAACTTTTCAACTACCGCCGGGACCAGATGATCAACTCGAAGTTTCTTGTCCTGAAGCACACCTGGGCCTTCGAGGATATTCTCGACTACGGGTGGTGCGTCGGGAAACTGAGCTGGGACTTCGACCCCGAAAACGGCGTGGACGAGCCCGACTACGTCATCTGGCCCCCGGAGCAGTGCTACCCGGACCTTTCAGCCGAGACGCCGGACAAGATGCGCTTCATCATATTCGAGAGCTTCCTGAGCATGGAGGAGATGGAGCGCAGGAAGTACCGCAACCTCGACGAGTGCGAGCCGGAGGCGGTCCCCTACAGCGACGTGAGGGCCGCGAGACACAACATCCACAAGGACCCCAAAGGCAACTACGGGGAAAAGGAATACCCGGCTCCGGGGAGTGGTCTGGACACCGAGAAGGACACCAAGGAAGAGAAGTACCGCGTGTGGGAGTGCTTCTGGCAGGAAGGGGGCGAGTGGAAGTTCTGCGTGACCAACGGCGACAAGGTTATCCTGGTCCCGCCTCGACCGAATCCTTACCGGAAAATCGTCCCGGCGGTGCTCGGCTTCTGCCTGACCGTCCCGCACAGGCTCATCGGGGAAGGGCTCGCGGAACCACTGGAGGGCCCGCAGGAGAGCTACAATTTCAATCTGAATATCAGGAAAGACAACGTCGCGCTCTGTTTGAACGCCCCGACCATCGTGAGCCGGTATGCGAATGTTGACCTTGGGAGTCTGGTGAATGTCCGGGCGGGGGGAGTGGTTCTCTCCGACGACGCCTCCGAAGGGGCCGTGCGGAAACTCCAGATGGGCGACGTGACGCAGTCGAGTTATGCGGAGGCCCAGGCCGACGACTTCATGATGCAGGAGATGTCCGGCATCACGGCTGGGAAGATGGGGGTCGAGCGCAGCGACAAGGCCACCGTCGCGCAGATTAATTATCAGGAGGCCAACGAGAAGATTGCCTACTTCGTGGCGATTGTTGGCGAGACGTACTGGCGGCAGTTCAACTACAAGCTGGCATACATGATTCAGAACTTCGAGACGGACGAGAAGGTCATCAGGATCGCCAACCGGAACTTCTACAGCCGCGATGAGGCCCCGGTGCAGCCGTACATCGACATGGTGGACGACTTCGACGCGGACATTCGGATTTCGCTCGGCCCCCAGGCTGCGGGAAGGAACATGGAAATACAGAACACCATGCTCCTGATGGACCGGAGCGTCATGTATAACCAGCAGATGATGGCGCTTCTGCAGGCGGGGGTCGTGAAGCCGCAGGACGCGAAGTTCATCAACAACGCCGCGCTGGCCGAGGATTTGCTGCCGCTGCTGGGGAAGCGTTCTCAGCTGCGGTACTTTATTTCCGCCAATCCTCCGCAGGCCCCGGTCGGCGGCACGGGGGCCGTGGAGGGGAGGATGGCCCCGCAAATCGGAGCCACGGACATCAACGCGCAGGCCAACCCGTTTGACATCAAGATGCAGGGAACCCCTAATCTTCCGGTGCCGTCGTGATGGACTGGGACAAGGCATCAGACCAGGAAATACTCGACCAGCTTCGCAGGGCCGAACTAGCGGAGAAGCTGGAGCGGAGCGAGGAGTGGAAGCTCGTCAGGGAGGCCATGCAGAGGACGCACGACAAGCATGTCAAGCTCTTGCGGAAGGCCGACCCCACGGACACGAACTCCATCGTGCAATTGCAGCAGATTTGCAACATGTACGCCGAGGACTTCCTGCCGCAACTGATTCGGAACTTCCAGAACATCGGAGAGTTTGCATTCGACGAGGCAAAGAGGAGAGGGATACTGGGGAGATTGGCGGATGCACTACGAGGAGGCTAAGGAGTATTTCGAGTGCCGGCGGTGCGGCGAGTGCTGCCAGAACTTCAACGCGAAGGGGTATTCGGAGGACTACAATACAATCCGCGAATGGCTGGGGGTGTTCAACTTCCCCATCCCAATACGGATGCCGAAGCGGGTTGAGGTGCAGATAACGATCAAGGACGCTCCCTGCTTTCACTGGGACCCCGTGAACCGTATCTGCAAGGACTACTTGAATCGACCGGAACTGTGCAGGAGTTATTTTTGCGAGAAGTCGAGAATTAAAGAGTTGCCGAAAGAATAACGGGTTCTCCTAGGGTCGGCCATCCCGAAGGGACGCAAGAAAAGAAAAGGGTCAGTGTGGGACCACACCAGGCGTTTTTGCCTGCCACATTGACCCTTTTTCTTTTGCCCGAAATACGCGGCCTGCGGCGACACGGCAGGAGGCGTCGAGAGACGTAAAAGAAAGGACTGACATGAAGGAAGTCGCAGAAATCAAGAAGGAAGCCGATGAGCAGCGCGGCGAGGGCTCCAGGATGCCGTCTCTTCTGAGCGAGGTGGAATCGGAGCGTGACGCCATCTACGCGGCATTGGCGAAGAAGCCGGAACCTCCGCCGGAACCGGAGGAGCGGCCCGAAGAGAAGGCCGAAGAGAAAGTCGAAGAGAAAGCGGAATTCGTACCGGAAGACAAACCACAAGACGAAGAAAAGACGGTCCCCTACGGGGCTCTGAAGGAAGAGCGCGAGAAGCGCAAGGAACTTGCGAGGCGCGTCAAGGAACTTGAGGAAGCCTTCAAGCAGGCCGCCGAGGACAACAAGCGGCTAGCGGAACGAGCTAGCGCACAGTCCGAAGAGGAGCCGATAACCGACTACGAGAAGGAGCTCATCTCTCTGAGGAAAGAGAACAGGGCTATGCGGGACGAGCTGAAGGCCCTGAAGGCGAGCATTGATCGTGACCGGCAGGCCGCTTCCGAAGTCCAGATCAAAACGCTGGTGGAGCGAACCGGCGATGAACTGGCGAAGGAAGGGTTCGAGGGCTTTCAGGACTTCATTCCGCAGGTCGTGCAGGCCATGCGGGCCGAGGGCATAGAGGCTGCGGAGGAGACGCCGGAAATCTGGAAGCGTGTCTACAAGGAGCAGGTCTGGCCGAAATACGTCGGCAAGTACAGGCCCTCCAAGAAGGCCGAGAAGGAAGAACTCAAGAAGAAAGCCTCGCTCATCAAGTCTCCGGGCAAAACCGAGCCTCCCAAGAAGGAGGAGGAGTGGACCCCGAAGACTTACGCGCAATGGCGTCAGTCCCAGAGCTTCGTGTAGCCGTCTACACGGAGGATATAGGCAATGGCTTACGAAATGTACTGGTCCACGCAGAGTGGATACCTGACCAACAACGAGCTGAACAAGCAGTTCCAGAAGGCAGCGCAACCGCTTTGTCGCTTCAGGCAATTTTGCTCTATCAAAGAAGCTGGCGGCAAGGGCAAGGGCGAGACGGTCAACTGGCTGAAGGTTTCCAACGCGTCTGCATACGGCGGGACCATCGCGGAGACGAGCACGATTCCCGAGACGACCCTGCCGCTCTCCTGGGGAACGGTCACGGTGCAGGAATACGGCCTGAGTGTGCCGTTCACCTTTAAGCTCGAAGCTCTCTCCGAGTTCGACATCAAGCAGATCATCAAGGGTGCGCTTCTTGACGACTGCGTGAAGGTCATCGACGGCGTCGTGGAGCGGGAGTTCAACAAGACGCCCATCCGCTACGTCGGTGTGAGCACGTCGAGCGGTTCGTTCACTACCAACTCCGCCGCCACGGCGACCAACACGAGCGCCCTCAACACCTACCACGTCGATGAGATGGTGGCGTACCTGAAGGGTCTCAACGTTCCGGGCTTCCCCGGCCTGAACGGCGACTATGTGTTCATCGGCTCGCCTGCGTGCCTCAAGGGCATCAAGGCGGCGCTCACGAGCATCTACCAGTACACCGAGCTTGGCCTGAAGTACATCGCGAATGGCGAGATCGGGCGCTACAACGGCGTGCGGTTCGTCGAGGACAACTTCGCGGCCAGCTATGTGTTCAGCGCGTCTACGAGGAGCGCGACCGCGATTTCGTGGACGAAGGGTTCCAGCGCGCCCGGCTACATGTTCGGGTCGCCCACGGTGCGGGAATGCGTTGCGGTTCCCGAAGAGATCAGGGTCAAGATTCCGACCGACTACGGGCGTTCCCAGGGCATCGCCTGGTACGGCCTGTTCGGGTGGATGATCGAGTGGTCCGACGCCTCGAACGCCCGGATCGTGAAGTGGGACAGCAACGCATAAGGAGGTGAATGAATCATGGCGAGAATCACTTACGACATTCCTGCCGTCTACCAGCAGGTGACGCTGCCCGGCAACGCGGGGACCACGTTCATCTGCACCCCGCAGAAGGGGACGGCGTCCGAAACGAAGACCCACACCACGACGCTTGAGCCCTACGGGTTCGGGCGTCCGGTGAAGCTCAAGAGGCTCGTCTACACCGTGAAGACGGCGCAGACGGGGACGGGCTGCAACCTTGCGCTCGACGTGTACGTCGGCACGACTTCCAAGGGGTCCCTCTCCCTGACGACCGAGAAGGCCCTGTCCGTCGTCACGTCCAGCGTGTTCGACGAGGTTCTGACCGCGACGGACTACATCCGCATCTACGCGAAGTCCACCACGACGGCCTCCGATGCCAACTCGGCCATCGGATACCTTGCGATGCAGTATCAGGACCTCTTCCTGGCTGACTGATGTGGTCTGAGGAAACGTCATTGGGTTTTGAATCGAGGAAGTGCCGTGACAGGGTCGTGCAGTACCTGCACGGCACGATCCTCGACATCGGGTGCGGGGAGGAGAAGGTCATCCCGCAGGCCATCGGCGTCGATCTCAACGAGAAGGCCGACATACGGGTTGACCTGACGAACCCGCACGCCCTCAGGCTGTTCAACGACAACGCGGTGAACGTCGTGTTCTCCAGCCATTTTCTGGAGCACGTCTACGACTACGAAACCATGCTGAAGGAGATGTGGAGGGTCATCAGGCCGAAGGGCCTGCTGATCCTCTACCTCCCGCACATGGACCTGTACCCGAACATCGGGCAGCCGGGGGCGAACCCAGACCACAAGCACGACTTCGTCCCCGAAGACATCCTGAAGGCCCTGGACAAGTTCGCAAAGTATTCGGTCATCCGAAACCAGACCTACGACGGGACGAACGAGTATTCGTTCGAGCTGATAATCGAGAAGAGCGAGACGCCGAGCATCGTGGAGAAGGACACGCGGGACCGCGTGCTCGTCATCCGATTGGGGGCTTACGGCGACATGGTGCAGGTGACGCCCATCTTCCGGCTCTACCACGAGAAGGGCTACAAGGTCGATTGCCTGTGCAACCACGAGTCTTTCGATGTTCTGGAGCACAACCCGTACATCGAGGACTTGCAGGTCATCCAGCGGGGCGCAATTCCAGCGACGCAACTGAAGGAATACTTCGCGCACCTCGAAACGAAGTACGCAAAGGTCATCAACCTCTGTGAAAGCATCGAGAGGGGGCTTCTTCTGGAGGACCGTGACGAGGAGTTCTACCTCCCGAAGGAGGAGCGCCACAGGCGATGCAACGTGAACTATTCCGACAGGCTCCTGGAACTCGCCGGGCTGAGCGAAAGAGGCATGAGGCCGGAGGTCTACCTGTCCGATCAGGAGGAGTTCTACGGAAACCTCCTGCGGAAAAAGAACCGGGGATGGTTCTGCGTGCAGTGGCAACTGACGGGTTCCTCGACGCACAAGCTGTACCCGTATGCCGAGGCCATCATCGAGTATTGCCTGGAGAAGTACCCGCGCATGAAGTTCTACCTGACCGGGGGGCCCGAAGTCCACATGTACGTCGATTCCTGGGACCGGCGCGTGGTGTCGAAGCTGGGCAAGTGGAACCAGCGGCAGGCTATCGTGATGACGAAGTTCATGGATCTGGTTATTTCCCCCGAGACGGGGACGCTCAACGGAGCCGGGGCCTTTGCGGTCCCGAAGATCGGCCTGCTGACGCATTCGTCGAGGGAGAACCTGACGAAGTATTTTCTGAGCGACTACTCGCTGGAGTCGGAGGCGAAATGCGCCCCGTGTCATCGGCTCGTGCATGACACGCGGTTCTGCGAAACGGACAAGACGTTCGGCCTGCCGGTGTGCATGAGCGAGGGGCATAGCCCCGCGAGGATCATCGGGATCATCGACAGGCTGTACGGGGAGTGGGCGAATGCCGATCACGAAGAGCGGTGCGAAAGTGCTCAGGCGGCTTAAGAAGGAATACGGGGAGCAGAAGGGCGAGGAGGTCTTCTACGCGATGATCAACGCCCGGAAACCCGGAACGGAGAAGTGGCACGGTAAGAAAGGGAAGAAGTGAGGGCGTGCGTCTTGCGCTGGGGCGCGATAGGCGACCACGTCATCGTCACCCCGACATTCCGGCTGCTCAAGAAGGCAGGCTACGAAGTGACCTACCACACCAACGCAAGGGGCGTGGAGGTCACGCAGAACAACCCGTTCATTGACAATTACATCGTGCATCAGGACCGGAAGCTGACCGGCAACGACATCCACTCGATCTGGTGGGAACTGGAGCAACGGTTCGACAGGTTCGTGAACCTGACCCATTCGGTTGAGGTCACGCTGCTACCGACGAAAGGTGACGACCTGTTCTTCGCCTCGAAGGAAGAGCGCCACGCGAAGTGCAACCGCAACTACTACGACCACACGCTGGAGATGGCCGGGTTCAGCGTCACGGGCAGAAACGGCGAGATTTACATTGGCGAGGACGAGGACCGCATCGCCCGCAAGTTCATGTCACGATTCAGGGGCAAGTTCGTCATCCTGTGGGTTCTGGCAGGGTCGTCCCCCCACAAAGCATATCCCTGGAGCGAACTGACGGTGCAGGAACTCAGGAAGAAGTACAGGAACCTCGCCTTCATCACCGTCGGTGACAGCTATTCCAGAATTTTGGAATGGGAGGGGAAGGACACCTACAACGCATCCGGCGAGTGGTCGGTGCGAAGGTCGATCATCATGCCGAAGTACGTTGACCTTGTGATCGGGCCGGAGACGGGGGTGATGAACGCTGCGGGGTGCTTCGACACGCCGAAGATTCTGCTCCTGTCTCACTCAACGGAGGAGAACCTGTCGAAGTACTGGAAGAACTGCGTGAGCCTCCATGCGCCGGAGGAGATTAAGTGCTGGCCGTGTCACCGGCTGATTCACGATGTAACGGATTGTCCGCAGACGAACATACTGAAGCGTCCGGCGTGCATCACGAACATCAAGCCCATGGAAATCATCAAGGCGGTGGGGAGATTCTATGGCTAGGAAGTGGATACAGAAGGCGAACCTGAAGGAAGGGGCGTTCACGTCTCAGGCCAAGCGTTACGGGATGTCCGTTCAGGAGTATGCGGACTACGTTCTCGCCCATCCTGAAAGGCACACCTCCACGACCGTCAGGCGGGCCCGGCTGGCCAAGACGTTCAAGAAGATGGCGAGGTAAAACATGGCAATCCCGACTGCCCCGACCGCGACGACCATCTGCACGGAGGCCCTGAAGCGCAAGCTCAACGGCGCATCCCCGGCTACTGCCGACGTGACGCGGGCCGTGGACTACGGGCTGGAGAAAGTCAAACGGGACATCATGCTGGTCAATACACTGTGGAGCCCGCTCATCAGCTCGTACTACACAGTCACTAAGGAAGGCGTGTCGAAGTACGCGAACCCTCCAGACCTGGAGAAGCACATCGGCCTCGAACTGCTCAAATACAACCACTCCGGTGCGCTGACGGCAGTAGACAACACGAACAAGCTCTACACGCTGGCTACCGACGAGGACGCATCGCAGAACGAGGTGGAAGGCAAGCTCCTGCTCATCTCCAGCGGCACGGGGGCGAACCAGGCCGTGCAGATAGACGATTACAACACATCCACGAAGGTTGCGACGGGGGCTGAGGCGTTCGCTACTGCTCCCGTTGCGACGGACGGATACCTGATTGTCAACGAGTTCTCTGACATCGCCTACGAGCCGCTGTTCCGTACCGGGGGTTACAGGGACAAGGGAGTGCCGGGCAGTTACTATCCATGTTCCGACTCCACTTACGGGCATGTGGAACTCTACCCAGTCCCCGACGCCGTCTACGGGCTCAAGTTCACCTACTTTGCCGACCTCCGCAGGGTTGATCTTTCCAGCGCGCTCTACACGACGCTTCTGCGCCGGTGGGCTGCGGTGCTCGAGCAGGGCGTGTACGTCTGGACCCTTGGGGAGGACGACAACCGATACGAGCGGGAATTTCAGGTTTACGACTCCATGCTGAAACAGCTGAAGGCGCGTGACGGGTTCATGATGGGCGACCCGTCAGGGCTTGTGAGGAGCATTGTCGATTAATGTACGTCGGGATTTCCTACGTCATTGACTGCGGCCAGGGCGGCATGAACCACAATTACAACGTGGATGCCATCCCGCCGACCAGTTTCGTCAACCCCTCGCGCAACATCAATCTGCACGAGGGGGGCAGGAGGAAGCGCGGGGGGACGGCCAAGGTAAACACGACGGCCATTTCCGGTGCGCCCACGGTGGTCGGCCTGCACGACTTCAAGCTGTCTTCCGGCGCGGAATTCCTCGTGATGGCGACGAGCGACGGGAGGCTGTGGAAGAATTTCACCACGACCATCGCCACGGGCCTGACGGCAAACAAGCTCACGTCGTTCATGTCAGCCGATGACACCCTGTTCATCTGCAACGGCGAGGATTTGCCGTTGACCTGGGATGGCGTGGCGGCGAGCGCGTCAACCATGACGAACATCCCGACGGATTGGGTGAAGCCGAACTGCCCGAAGCAGTTTGTGCTGCACGGCAGCGGGGCTTCCCAGCGGGCGTGGGCGCTTGGGTTCGTCAGCGGGACCGTGTACGCAAGCAGCGCGTCGAGCCTTACGGACTTTTCCAATGCGAACGTGACGACCATCCCGGTCTACACGGGGGATGCCTACGGCATTGTCGGCGGCGTTGAGTTCGGTGACCGGCTCATCGTGTTCGGGCGGAGGCAGGCGTACATCATTAACGACACGAGCGAGTCGACGAGCGGCTGGGGATATACGCCGACCCAATGGTCGGGAGGGGCGGCGCATCATCGGCTCATCGTCAGGACGCCAAACGACATCGTCGTCATGGCGGACGACGGGACCATCTATTCCGTTGTCGCGGCGGAGAACTACGGCGACTACCGCGTCGCGTCCCTGACGAGGCCGTCGCACATGGATGTGTGGATCAGGGAAAACATCAATTTGCAGCAGATAGACAAGTTCCATGCGGTATTCGACCCCGTCCTGCGGTGCATCTACTTTTTTATGGTGCGGAGCGGCGGGGCAAACATAAACGTCGCCCTCGTCTACTTCATCGACAGGCCGCCGGAGCAGGCATGGTCGATTCACGACAATCAGTCCTACGATTCCGGTTACAAGGCGTCCTGCTCTGCCGTTGTCGAGACGGACACGGGAGCCTACCGGGTCTATACGGGATGCGGGTCGGGGCATGTGTGGAAGCTCAACGAGGTGACGCGCAGCGACGCGGGCAACGGGTACTACGCCGGGTTCAAGACGCCGAACCTGTCCATCGAGAACCCCAGGGCGACCAAGATGTTCCACATGGGCCGCGTGGTCTACAGGCCGTCAGGCGCTTATACGATGGCCGTGAACCTGTGGGTGGACGGGCAGAGCATGCCGTCCACAACGGTGTCCGTGTCCGGCATGGGGGCCGTTCTCGGTGAGTTCGTTCTCGGGTCTGACGTGCTGGGCGGCGCGCAGCTTTTCGATAACTCGTTCACGATAGGCCGGATAGGGAAGCGTGTGCAGGTTGAGCTGTACAATTCAACTGCCGCGCAGGATTTCTTCATTTCGCAGTTGATCATCGATTGCAAGAACATGGGTTCCACTTCTGACTGATGGTGAAGCGATGGCGTTGACAAGAGTGAAATACTTTGCCGACGGTGACACTCTGTGGGCCGTGGACCTCAACGGCGAGTTCGATAACATCATCAACAATTTTTCCGTCGGGAACCTGTCCGGGGTGTCCGCCTTCATGGCGACGGTCCTTGACGACGACTCTGCGGAGGAGGCGCGGGAGACGCTAGGCATCGACATCTACGACACGGGCATTACATTCAACTCCAGTCTGC